TTTTGGCAGTTGCCAACCCGTGTAGTTGCCGCATCTTTCCCTGTTCGTACTGCCGTACTAAGTGATATTAACGGCATTGAAAACGAAATTATTGAAGACCTTAAATTAGAATTTAGCCAAGTAGAAGCCGCATCAATGGCGGTCAATGATGACCAAGCAGGCTCGACTACTACGACTACTGGCGGTACATTTGGCTTGCGTGGCTTGAATAGTTACGCATCAGGAGCGACTGCCGCTTTTGGCTCTAGCGGTACTGCAATTACTAACGGAATTCATACCCTAGCGACTGTATCGCTTGGCGGTGTAGCACCTACCTACAACAAGATTGTAGATATTGCTAATGCTTTGCCACCACAATTTTGGTCTATGCCTACTACTGCATGGCATATGACTCCTACTATGATTCAAACGCTTCGCCAACTAAAAGATACGGCAGGATTGCCTCTATTCTTAGAAATGGGCGAGCCACATGAAAGCGGAGCAGTAGGCTCAATCTTTGGATTCCCTGTTATTCCTAATTCATATTTAAATTCGACCTTCCCAATTTATTTGGCTTGCTGGGAATGCTTCTTGCAAATTGCTGACATTGAAGAAATTGCAGTTCAAGCATTTGAACAGACGGCTCCGGGTTTCGTCACTATGTATGCGGAAAAGCGTGTTGTAAGTACTGTCCGTGACCCATTTGCAGGTGTTCGTGCTAGTGCCGCTTAATAGGGAGGCAAAATGCCTGTCAATGATTTAACCTTAGCCCCGTTTTATGGGACAAGTCGTAACCCTCAGAATTATGCTAAGTTTGAGCAGATTCAGAGAGATGTTACGACCAGTTGGTTTGATATACAACAAATCCGTGACCAATTAAACTTGTTTGGTGATGATAGCCAAGACGATTATTTATTTGGTCTTGATTTGGCTACCCGCATGGCAATAGAAGACTATTTAGGAGTAGCAATTTTTTCTACTCAATGGCGGGTGTATTACAGCAATCTTGGTTTATACAATACGTTGGTCTATTTAGATTTGCCTGAAACTGGCATAGGTTCAGCAGGGGTAACAATTAACTCAGTAGAGTTTTATGGCAGTTCAAGCAACACCGTGCCTGTGCCTATTGACCCTGCTACTTATTCGTATGACCCGACTGGCAATCAGATTCTTTTGAATCAAGTGCCCAATACTTTGAATCAAAATGTGGCTAACCCTATTGTTGCTACATATACTTGTAATGCCAATCCATTAGCCTCTTACCCTGTAATACAACAGGCTGGATTGATGTTATTGACTCATTTATACAACAATCGTTCAATGACTAATGTGAATACTCTGAAAGAGATTCCTTATAGTTTACAAATGTTACTTCGTCCCTATAAGCCATTGGTGATGTAAATGGATTCAATAGTCCGCTATGAAAACGTAACTGTAAACAACATAACCAATGGTACGGATGCTATTGGTCAATACACTACGGGTATAGCACCTTGGTTTGAAACAAGGGGGTTAGTGCATGATGTTGCTAACTCGTTAAGGATTAGCGAAAGGTATCGTGTTTACTCTGATTTAGTAGTTATATCTCTAAACTACACAGCCAATACAAAGGAAATGGTGGATAACCAAAATTTGTATAGCATTACTTGGCGAGATAGAGAGTGGCGAATTACCGATTGCCGTGAAAGCAATGATAGGCAACGAATCCAATTTACTTGTTATAGAAACGACCCGCAGACTCCTGTATGAGCGTACAACAGAACCCTACCCAATATGCGACTGCTATACAGGCACAGTTAAGTAGCGTTTTGTCGCCTACCCCTGTCTATGCAAGTTTTAATAGGAACTTTGCAACGCAACCTAAGTTTATTACTTGGTATTTGCGTAATGTGCATCAGCCTGTTTATACGGGACAAACGCAAAGTAATAAGGGTATTGATAGACCCATATTTCAAGTATCTGTGTTTGCACAAGATATGAATGATGCTTTCAATTTAAGCAATACCATAATACAATCGTTGCATGGCTATTCAGGTCAGTTCGGTGGAGTTGGTGGCTTTTGGGTTGCCAAAATCGACTGTGATTGGCTTTACAATACTTATGACAACGAATTAGGATTAAACCAAGTGATAATTGATTGCACTATGGATATTCCGACATAAGACAAGATTGATTAACTCTTTTTAAGAAGGAAATTAAAATGGCTCTAATTAACAAAGTCTTACCGGGATTTGTAGCAACCCTCTGGTGTCAATCAGGTGCTAACCCTACTGCTCTTACCGATTCACAACTTAGCCTTTGGGGTAGCGTTGATGACATCGTAGGTGCATCAGCAGGCGGTTTAGGTACTGGTGGTCTGCAATTAGTGGTTGAGGCAGTTCCTGCTTTTGGTAGTGATGATGCTTCAGCGACTTATTCCATTGCGGGTGCTCGTACTGGTGCAAAGATTACTACTCAAAACCAAGTAACTTCTTTAAACATTACTGCACCTTGGAATCCTGCTGACCCTGCTCAGTTGCTAATGCGTGCCGATGGTGATAGCGGTCAAATTATCCGTACTTATGTAGTTGCGGTTTATGATGGCACTAATACTGTTGCATACGCATTTAATGGTCGAGTTGGTGGCTTGCAATGGGATTTAAGCCCATCAGCAGAAAGCAAGTTTATGTTTACGATTCACCCAGTAGGAGGTAACTCTTACGGATGGTCTAATAACCCATAACAGAAACCCCTTCGGGGGTTTTTCTATAAGATATGACACAAATTACAAACTCACAAGACCTACTTTCATACATTGTTACTCTAGCCAATAGTGGTAACAAGAATTGGTTTGGCTTTCCTCAGCAAAGGATTGCGGGTATTCATTTGGCATACGAAATTGCCAAAATACACGCAGACAAAATGACTCCTGAGGAAGTAGTCGAATATGTCATAAAACTAAATAACGCTATCTTTCAAAAACTCCTTAAGGGGGAATGATGGCAACAGTTAGATGGCGACTTGAGGGTGCGGAAGAATTAAAAGAGGTTCTGCGGGAACTAAATGACGACTTTGGTGCTAAAGATGCCAAAACCATTATGAAGCGTGGTGTCCGTGAAGCCATGAAGCCTGCTCTGTATCAAGCCAAACTACTTGCCCCTGCTGACACGGGTGCGTTGCGAGCCTCTTTGCGTATAGAAACTCGCAAGCCTAATAAAAAAGATATGCGGTCAAAATATGTTCGCCCTACGGATACTATTATAGGAACAGTAACGACTGCTCCGGGTCCCGTGCTTGCCCGCACTAAATTTCATAATTTACACAATACAAAAAGCAATATTAAGCAAGTTGGTATTCCTAGTGATGCCCGTGCCGTTGCTATGGAGTTTGGTACGGCTAATGTTGCCGCTAAACCGTTTTTACGACCCGCATTGGAAAGTCAGTCACAAGCGATGGTCGAATCATTGGCTGACCATTTAAGAACGGCTTTAAATAAATACAAAGCCCGTAAGACAAAAGGAAAATAAGATATGAATAACCTCGCAAACGCATTAGGCAAAGATTTCGTTAAAAAGAAAGAAGCAGTACGTATCCGTTCATTTGAAATGGGCGGTCATACTTTTAAAGTCAAAGTACCACTAACTGCCGAATTTGAACTTATGCAACAACGCATGAAAGAAATGCCTGCGGACAAACTTGACGAGTATTACAAAGAAATTATTAAAGATTTAGAAAAGTTTAGGAATAGTACTGAGCCTGATATTAAAGTTGAATTTACCAAAGATGATGTAATAGTCGAAGGTAAGTCTATGAAAGAGGCGGCAAAAAATAAACTTATTGCAGAACAACGAATTACAGAAATGTTTAAGATGCTTGTCCCTGAGCAAGATGGATTTGATATGCAAACGATTACTTATCCAATGATTGAGGAACTATTCCCGTTCCCCATTCAAATGCAAATAATCGAACAAATTAGTAATGTTATTTCTCTTAACTACGAAGGTGCTAAGGGAAAATAACTGGGTCAGTCCGTAGGCAAGTTAAAGCCTATTTAACGGCACACGGAACTGACCCTGATAGCGTTGATGAAGAAAGATTTACCGATATATGTATTATGTATATTGATGGTTTAATTGGTAATCGTGGAATATTGGAAACACTTGGCTCTTTGACGGGTGCAGTTTACAATTACATGAGGTCTGAACATCAACGGGCATTTACACTACAAGACATCATACCAAGGGCATACGAGTATATTTACCCTCCATTGTCTAAGGAAGAACAAGCCGAAAGAGCAAACAATGCACTAAAGAATTATATGAGGATGAGTCCAAATGCGCCAAAAACCTTGTTTAAGGAGTCATAAATGGGTATGTTAGCCAGACTAGGTGTGGTCTTAGGACTTGACTCCGCTGAATTTCAAAAAGGCATAGCCGATGCCAACAGGAAACTAGATAACATTTCGGCACAGATGCCTAAGTTTGCCGCAGTAGCGGGAGCCGCTTTTATTGCCGCAACTTACAAAGCCTTGCAATACGCTGATGCCGTGGCTGATACGGCTAAGGCTAATGACATGGCTGTATCCTCAATCCTTGCCCTTGGTACTGCGTTGCAACAAAATGGTGGCGATGCACAGATGGCAGGGCGATTACTTTCTTCTTTTACGGCTCAGGTTGATGAGGCGGCAGAAGGTTCATTAGGTGCTCAAAAGGCTTTTGCCAAAGTAGGCATCTCCCTTAACGATTTAGCCAAATTAGATGCTACTGCTTTGTTTGATAAGACTGTAATAGCCTTATCAAAAATTGAAGACCCAATGACCCGAAATGCTCTTGCTATGCAAATGTTTGGCAAGGCGGCTAAAGGGGTTGATTGGGTTGGCATGGCTGACAACGTTGAAGGCAATCGTGAGGCTTATGAAAAGTATGCAAGGTCTATCGAAATTGCGGCAGAACTAAACGATAAATTAGAAGCAAGCACTAAAAGTTTTACTCTTGCTTTTACGGAAGCGGCACTCCCTGCACTTAACGAATTATTCGATGCCTTGACTAAAGATGCGGGTGCTATGAAATTCTTTATGGATATAGTACGCACTACTACCGAAGTCGTAGCAGTATTAGTTAAATATACAACTACTGTGGTTAGAGTTCTTATTGAAGACTTTAAGTTCTTGGGAACTATTATTGGTCGGGTCTTTAAATTTGAATTTGCGGAGATGGCTGATGACTATAAAGCCTATAAAGAAAAAGTAGAGGCGATGGTCAAGTCTGATAAAGACTTTGCTAATCGTGTACTAAATCGTGAGGCTGATAAACGAGATGCGTCAAAACCTAAAGGTGTTGCAGGACGATTAGTTACTCCTGCTAAAGACCCTGAGGCTGAAAAAGCCAAAAAATTAGCCGAAAGTTTAGAAAAAGCAAAAGGCATTACTGGCGAATTTGAAAAGCAACAACAATTAAATTTGGAACAAGCGGCACTAAGGGCTCAGTTGAACGGCTTGGCTACCAAAGAAAGAGAAGTAGCCGAGGCTGTATTGCGTGTTAAGGAACAGACTGCAAGCCAATTAAAAGACATTGACTTAAAAATCATTGATGCAACCATTGAAAAAAATAATGAAATGGTCGATGTGTTGCGTAAGGTGCGTGATGAAGTAGAGGCAAGCGGTAAATCATTTGAAGAAAAAACTGCTAAACAAACAGTCGATATTCAAAACGTACAAAATACTTTTGCGTTTGGTTGGAATAAAGCATTTAGACAGTATGCCGAAGATAGTGAAAACTATATGAAAAAAGGCGAAGCCATGTTTAATGCAGTAACAAATAATATGAACAATGCAATAGACAATTTTGTAGAAACAGGCAAATTTTCTTTCAGGGACTTTACTGCAAGCATTATTAAAGACTTAATTAAGATTGAAATGAAAATGCAGGCTATGCAGTTGTTCCGCATGGGACTGTCTTATTTTGGTTTATCGGGAGCAACCCCAACGGCAGGCGGTAAAGCCTCAGGCGGTCAGGTGGGGTCAGGTTTGCCTTATATGGTGGGCGAACAAGGTCCTGAATTGTTTATTCCTAATTCTTCAGGAACAATTATTCCTAATAACCGACTTAGTGAAACGCTTACAGGCGGTAGCGGTCAAGTCGTCAATTACAACGGACCATATATCGCCAATCTTAGTGCTATTGATACGCAAAGTGCTACTCAATTTCTTGCTAAGAATAAGATGGCGGTTTGGTCTGCTAATCAATCTGCAGGCAGGTCTATTCCGCAATCGAGGTAATTATGAGCCTAACTACTATTCTTTCAATTAGCGAATCAGTCGGGATTAATGACCACCGATTTATTGGTCAAGTTATTAGCCGAAATCAGCGTATTAGTACTAGCGAAGTGCTTACTGTTGTGCCGTTTGGATTTGAAATGAGTCCAATGCCATACCTACGATATAGCGAAAATCGTGGCTTACTTAATTCGTTACGCATACCCGATAAAGCCCTTGAACAGTATTTAAACTTTCAAGCGACAGGGTGGGTCAATTACATTAAGTATCAAGGCAATATGACGGCGGTTCAAATATCCGCTTGCCAATGGCAAATCTCGTCTGCAAACAAAGTATTAGTATTAGGAAATTTGCCTGCTATTAGTGCTTCTGCATTTATTGTCAAAGCGGGCGATTTTTGCCAAGTAGGTCGCTATGCGTATATCGCTACTGAAGATGTGCTTAGAGGCAGTTCTTCTACTGTTTCTATACCAGTACATAGGAATTTAATTACCCCGCTTGTCAGCCCCGTTAATGCAGTCATAGGGCAGTTTGGTACTACGGTATCTTTAGGTGGCACGACTTATACGGGAGTTACTTTCCCCGTTATTCTTAGGGAATATCCAAACTACACTTTAATGCCAATTAAAGACGATTCATTTATTCAATGGTCAGGCTCGTTTCAAGCCTTTGAAAGTGTCTTATGAATATTATTACTCCCGTTGAGAATACTAATAATATTCGTTACGCAGACTTTGTAAGGGTCACTAGCCCTAGTGGCACATACCGATTTGCTACTACCCCTAGTACTTTAACTATCCCTGCGGTAGATGCAGAGCCATTTAATGCGTTAGGTCAGTTGGTTAAAGTAGGCGATGCTCAACGGGATATTAAATCTACGGCTAATGAAACTACTTTTACTTTAGTTGGAATTGATACGGCTATGCTTGGCTTTGTATTAGGTCAGCAGATTAAAGGTAGTCAAATAGAGGCTTGGAAAGGCTTTTTTGATACTGATGGTCAATTGATTACCACAGGCGGGTCAGGCGGGCTATATCAATTTTTTAATGGTTATATCTCTACATTTTCTATTACGGAACAATGGCTAGAAGAAGCCCGTGAGTTTGTTGGCATTATTACAGTTGCCGCATCTAGTATTCAGTTGATTTTGCAGAACCGAATTGCGGGTCGCTATACCAATGACAACGCTTGGCAGTTTTTTAATTCAGGCGATACAAGCATGGATAGAGTCGCATTCATTACCACTATTAACTATCAGTTTGGTAAAGAAGCATGATAAGAGAGGCTAATCGTTACGATAAAGATGCACTCATAGAACTCATGAAAGAGTTTCGTGATAACGCAGATTTTATTGAAATATTAGCCGAAGACAATGTGGCTTACTGGCATAAATTGCTAGACAATCTTTTTGCGGGTGCGGGTAAAGTCTTTTACGCAGAGGGCAAAGGTCTTTTGATGTGTGCCATTATGCCGACTATATGGGACGACAAAATGTTTGCTTTGCATGAGTTGGCTTGGTATGTAAGACCCGATTACCGAAAAGGCACTACGGGTTATAGACTATTTCAAGCCTATATTGAATACGGCAACGAATTAAAAAAAAGTGGTCGCATTAAATACTTCACAATGACGAAATTAGATGTAAGCCCTGAATTGGATTATTCCAAATACGGGTTTCACAAAAAAGACGAGAATTGGATTCAATAATGTTTAGACTTTGGGTTCTTGTATTTGGTTTAGGCTTTGCACTAGAGTCAAGTGCGGCAGGAACTATTATTGTTGCGGCAATCGCAGGCTCGGCTTGGGTTGCGGCAAATGCGGCACTTGCGGCAGTTATTGCGTTTGCAATTAACATGGTCGTATCCACAGTTATTTCAAAAGCATTGTTTAGTCCTAATCAGCCTAGTTATGATGGCAGTTCTGCTAGTGCTAGTCCTAATCCGGGCAATCGTCAGCAAATCCCGCCTGCTACGGATAATAAATTGCCCGTAGTGTATGGCTCTGCTTGGGTCGGAGGCACGATTGTCGATTTAAGTATTAGCAACAATAACCAAGAACTTTATTATGTATTAGCACTATCAGAGGTGACTAATTCTAATAGTGGTCAAAGCCCTGACAATATTTCTTTTGGCGATATTTATTATGGGGGTAAAAAAGTAACATTTAAGGCAGATGGTCATACTGTAGCATCTTTGACTGATGAATCTACTGGCATTGTTGATACTAAAGTTGCAGATAAGATTCGGTTCTATTTGTATCGTAATGGCTCTAATCAGCCTGCCAATAGCAGTCAAAGTGCTATTCAAGTGCTATCAAATCCCGATTTAATCTATAAATGGGATAACACTAAACTAATGTCAAATAGTGCTTTCGCTATTATTCATTTGACATATAACAATGATGCGGGCATTAGAGGTATTGAGCAGACTCGTTTTCAAATTATTAATAGTCGCTCTGCTCCGGGTGACTGCATTTCCGATTACCTTGTCAATACAAGATATGGTGCGGCACTTTCGCCATCGCAAATTAATAACACAAGCCTACAAGAACTAAATTCTTACAGTAGTGGCTCGTTTGCTTACACAGATGCTAACGGCAATCCTGCAACACAAGCCCGTTTTAGATTCGATGGTACTTTAGATACAAATAGAACCATTATGCAAAATTTGCAAGATATGGCATCTTGTTGCGACTGCGTTCTTAAATATAACGAAATGACTGCTCAATGGGGTGTCATTGTTCAAAAGCCTACTTACACAGTAGCGATGGATATTAACGATAGCAATATCGTATCTGCTATTCAAATTACTCCGATTGACCTCAATAACTCATTTAACATTATTGAATGTAAGTTTCCTGATAAAAGCAATCAAGACGCATTTAATACCGCTACTTTTGATTTGGCACAGATTGACCCTGCGTTGCTATTTCCTAATGAGCCTGTCAATAAGCAATCGGTATCTTTGCCATTGGTTAATGATAATGTTAGGGCTCAATATATTGCTAACCGCTTGCTTAAAGGTGCAAGAGAAGATTTACAGGTCGATTGCTCTGTGGGCTATATAGGCTTGCAATTTGAAGCAGGCGACATAGTAACTATTACAAATGCAAACTACGGATGGGTCGCAAAACTATTCCGTATTAATAAATGTATTGAAACATTTAAAGACGATGGCTCTATCGTTGTGCAATTAATTTTGATGGAATTTAATCCATCTATTTATGATGATGCAAGCATTACGGCTTTCCAGCCAAGCCCTAATACTGGCATAGGCGACCCGCTATTCTTTGGCACTATTCCCGCACCAACTATTGTTGGCACTTTGCCTAATAGTGCTGACCCTACCGTTATTGTTGGGGTGACTTCTGCTAGTTCAGGTATTAGCCAATATGGTGAGGTATGGTATTCGGCTTTTAGCAACCCAACATCTTCACAACGATTCTTTGCAGGCACAACTGCTATTAACGCTAGTGGTGCTCCTTACAACATTAATGCTTCAATGGGAAATGTGACTGTTGCTAATTTGCCACTTGGAAATTGGTATTTCTTTAGCCGTATGGTTAATAGCCTTGGTAACTCTATTTTTAGCCCGCCAAGTGCTTTGGTGGAATGGCGACCAACGACTGTGCAATATGCTAATCGTTATCTAGTAGTGGCTTATGCGGACAATGCTACTGGCACATCAGGCTTTACTTCAAACCCTCGTAATAAAGCCTACTACGGCATATCTAATCAGACATCATCTTCACCAATAACTAACCCAGCATCATTCACTTGGTATTTGGCTAACCCCGCATTTAGTACCGATAATTTTTTATTGTTTACGAATAGGGGTAGCCGTAAGTTTACTTTGGCAACAGGCACGGCTAACTATGCCGCATCTACGGGTGCGTTTGTTCCAACAGATACGGCTTTATATGACCCATCATTGTGGTCAGGTTTGCCTGATGGCACTAATTACATTGACCTCGATAAGCGTACTGGTCAATTAACTGAAACAGGCACAACAACAGTCGGCACAGGCGAAATTCAGGTCAAGAACAATGCAGATGGTCGTATCGTGGCTTCCTTGGCGGCAATTCCTGCTTTGCAATCATTGGCAGGCGGGGCAGGCACATACACGGCAACTGTCGCCAAACTTACTATCGACATTTATGGTCGGGTTCTAGGATTTGAGCCACCTGACGACTTTGGTTATTCAATGCAACAATTTACGGCTAGTGCGGGTCAGACAGTCTTTAATGTGTCTAGAACCTCTCGCTACCGAATCAATAACTGTTGGGTATTCCAAAACGGGGTTTGGTTAGAGCAATCCGAATTTACCGATACTGGAGGCACTACGGGAACAGTAACCCTTGATACGGGTGCTGATTTATTCGACATTATTACAATCGTATCTTTTGCACCTTATAACACCACAACAGGCTCATATGATGCGTTTACTATTCAATATGTAGATTTAACCAATGCCAGTTCTTATACGGCAAGTGGCTTTACGCTTGTTAGTGGTTATGAATTATTGTTCTTAAACGGCACAGTCGTAAATGACCAAGACTACGATATTGTGGGACAAACAATTACAAACTTCCCTAACCTAGTAACGGGCAAGTTGGCAATCCTTCAATGGAGCAATAACAACCTTGGAGTCCAAAACGGCACACCAATTAACGAAGTAACGAATAGTGTAATAGGACAAGACACCTATCCGTTTAGTTATGTTGCTAATGCTTTAAATATCTACCAAAATGGGGTATTATTAGACGAAGGAACTGACTATACCGCAGGTTTTGGTGATTATGTATTGGATAATGTCCCAACTGACATCAATCAAATACTATTACAACAAACCTTTAATAGAACAGGGGCGGCATGACACAAGCGTTTAACTTAAGCCAACTGGCTAATTTTACAAACTCTAGCGGGCAGTTAGATGCCTCGCAGGGTTTATACAATGCCACTCCCGTTGCTAATGGCGGCACAGGTGCAACATCTTCTACCAATGCCAAAATTAACCTAAGCATAATTACTTCGGCTACTGGGTCTGAAATCTTACCCGCAGGCACTACGGCACAGAGAGATGTTAGTCCGCAAGCAGGCTATATACGATTTAATACTTCTTTTACCAGTTTTGAGGGATACAATGGCACGGCATGGGGGTCTATTGGTGCGGGTGCAAAAGGCGGTGGCAACAATCAAGTGTTTTTTGAGAATGACACAAACGTTACAGTCAATTACACTATTACAGCAGGCAAAAATGCTATGACAGCAGGACCAATAACTATTGATGATGGAATTGACGTAACTGTGCCTAATGGCTCAACTTGGACAATTGTTTAAAGGATAAATTATGGCAGGCGCACTAACAATTAGTACACTAAACAACGATACTGGAGTATTGGCAACGCAAAACGGCATGACTGGTATTGCTAAAGCATGGGTAAATTTTGGCGGTGGTAGAGATTCTGCTGGAAATGCAGACGGAAGTGCAGGAGTAATTAATAGTAGTTTTAATGTATCAAGCGTAACTGTAAATACAACTGCTGATTTCACAATAAATTTTACCAATGCAATGGCAAATTCAAATTATGCGGTTGCTGGGCTTGCGGCTTATTCGAGTGATGTAACTAACGGACCAGGAAGATATATTTCATTCGGTACGCAATCCACTACACAATTACGGCTTGTAAGTCTTTATGCATATAATGCTTTACAGTCAGTTTGGCGAGTTTGCGTTACAGTAAATGCTTCATAAGGATAAATCATGTCTACATTAGTCGCACAAACAATATCCAACGGAACAGTAAGTACCAGTTCAGCAAATGTGATTCAAGGCTCAGCAAAGGCTTGGGTAAACTTTAATGGAAATTCCACATCAATTCGTGCTTCTTATAATGTATCTTCTATTACAAATAATGGGGCTGGCGATTTCACCGTTAATTTTACAAATGCATTAGCAGATGCAAATTATGCAACCCAAATTAGTTCTTGGTATGGTGCTGATACATCATCATCATTAGTTGCCGCAGTTGGATTAAGAAGGGGCACTTCACCTACTACTACATCAGTAAGAGTGCAAACCGCATCTTCTGTTTGGAATAATTCTAGCGGAACAACCGTAGATGGCGTTTATGTCACAATATTTCGTTAATTAAGGAGCAATAAATGACCCAAGCAATTATTTTTACTAACGACAACGGCGGGGTATCTACCTGCATTCCAACTGGCGAAATTAGCATTGAAGCCGTAATGGAAAAAGATGTTCCAAAAGGCAAGGGTGCAAGAATCGTAAGTATTGCAGACCTTCCTAATCAATATAACGACTTCTATGATGCTTGGGAAATGACCGACAAGACTGTTCAGGTCAATATGACTAAGGCTAAAGAACTAACAAAGAAGCGTTTGCGTATGGAACGAGAGCCTCTATTGCAAGCACAAGATGTAGCCTTTCAGCGTGCATTAGAAGAAGGTGCGGACACTAAAGCCATTGTTGCTGAAAAGCAAAGACTGCGTGATATTACAAAACTAGCCGATACTGCAAACTCTTTAGAAGAACTACGGGCTTTGAAAGCAGAGGTGTAATTATGCCGGTAACTATTTTTGGTAATGGTCAGGTTCCTATACAGGTGGTACAAACTGTATTGTCAACAACCTTTACTGCATCGCCCGGTTCGTATGTTGCTATTACAGGGTTAAGTTTATCTATAACCCCAAAATCTGCATCAAATAAAATTTTAATAACTGCACAAATACAAACATGGGATAACAATAATTTTCCAACCATGTTTCATATTTACAGGAATGGTTCGCAGGCAACCCCTAATGGACCATCAACCGGATATACACCTAATACTATGTTTGCAGGATTAAATGGTGGTTCGCTTGGTGGTGCGCCATGCCATTCTGTTATATCTATGGAATTTTTAGATTCACCCGCAACTACTAGCGCAATTACTTATCAAATTTACGGTGCAAAAACAACTTCATCAGTAACAAGTTTGCAAATAAATCAACCATTTGGCGGTTCTTCTGTAATTACTGCAATGGAAATTTCGGGAAGTTAACCATGATAAATTACGCTTTAATACTTTCAACAAATTTTGTTGATAAACAATGGACAATTTTGGGAAGCGAATATTCCGATATTGTTTGGATGGATGCAACACCGCAACCAACGCAAGAAGAACTTGATGCTTTATGGATTCCTACGCAAGAAACAATTGCAAAACAATCTTGCAAAGAACAAGCATCGCAACTTCTTTATGAAACAGATTGGACTACTATTCCTGATGTTGCTGACCCTGCCAATAGCCCTTACTTGACTAATCAAGCCGACTTTATTGCATGGCGAAGTCAAGTTCGTGCATTAGCAGTTAATCCTGTTGCTGACCCAATATTTCCTACTAAACCCGTAGAAGTTTGGGGATAGTTTAGTTACAATGTAAAAAAATAAGACAAGACATGATGCGTGGTTCTGAGAGGGCTTAGAACCATAAAACCTAGTGAGGAGCCATCATGGCGGCGTTTAATAAAAATTCAATTTATCAAGTCTCAGGATTTGATAATCCGTGCATTACTGGCGAATTAGTCTATGACCAAGCAACCTATTGGAATTTGACTATTACAGATGTAGGAAACAATCCCGTAAATTTGACGGGTGCTACTATCAATGCACAAATTGTTCGCAGAACCCTCACCAATGTAAAAGATACCCGTTATGGGCTTTCTTTTGACATAGGCAATTACACCCCTACTCCTACTGCCATTCCCCTAACTATTACAAACAGGGTTGATGCCTCAGGCAGTTTTACTTTAGTGATTGATTCAGATGCTTGGGGTTTAGTCACAAGTGATGACCAACTGGCGATTAGTTCTGCTAACGGAGCAGGCTTTTCAGGTCGCATAAAGATTAGTTTTCCAGTCGTAGGCTCTCAGCCTGCCGAAGATAATATTATTTTCTTGCTATTTATAGTGCGGTCAGATGGAATCGTAAAGGTGTGATATGGCTAATTTAAATGTAAATGTAACGGATGGAAATAATTTAACAGTAGCCGTTACACCCGTAGCACAACAAACTATTCAGATAGATAAAGGTGTTGCGGGTCCTGCGGGTCCTGCGGGTCCGAATGCTATTGGTGGGTATCCAATTAATATTGCAAGTGCCCAACAATATGATGTTTTGATGTTTGGTGTAGGCGAGTGGGTCAATACTCCACAAACCGAAATAGCCGATGGTGGCAATTTTTAATTTTAAGGAGTATTAGACATGAGCAATACAATTCGCATTAAAAGACGGGCAAATGGTGGTGGAGCAGGAGCACCAGCAACTTTAGCAAACGCTGAACTAGCGTTTAACGAACAAACTAATATTCTGTACTACGGTACAGGCACAGGCGGTGCGGGTGGTTCAGCAACTAGCATTATTGCTATTGCAGGTAATGGTGCTTTTGTAGATTTGACTAACGCACAGACTATTGGCGGTGTTAAGACTTTCTCTAGCACTATCGTTGGTTCTGTTGATGGTAATGCAGGCACGGCTACTAAATGGGCTACTGCTCGCAATTTAAGTCTTTCAGGTGATGCAACTGCTACTTTAACTGCAGTAGATGGTAGTGCTAACGTATCTGCCACACTTACTTTAGCAACAGTTAATAGCAATGTGGGTACATTTACTAAACTAACAGTCAATGGAAAAGGTTTAGTTACTGCCGCTTCTACTGCTTCTATTAGCGATTTATCTGCTCCAACTGGAGCAGTTGCTTTTGGAAGTCAGCGCATTACTAATTTGGCTGACCCTGTTGGCGACCAAGATGCGGCAACTAAGATTTATGTAGACCAAGTGGCTCAAGGTCTTGATGTTAAGGCTTCTGTTAAAGCGGCTACTACTGCCAATATTACTCTATCGGGTGCTCAAACAATTGATGGAGTATCTATCGTTGCAGGCGACCGAGTATTGGTTAAAAATCAAACTGCACAAGCCGACAATGGTATTTATGTAGCATCTAATACTTCTTGGAGTCGTTCTGCTGATACTAATACTTTTGCTGAATTAGTCTCTGCATACACATTTGTTGAAGAAGGTTCTACTTATGCAGATACGGGTTGGGTATGTACGGTTAATGCAGGTGGCACACTTGGTACAACTCCTATTACTTGGTCACAGTTTAGTGGTGCGGGTACTTACCAAGCAGGCACAGGCTTAACGCTTACTGGCAATACTTTTAGCATTACCAATACTGGTGTTACTGCGGGTTCGTATGGTTCTGCAAGCCAAACATTAACTGCAACAGTAAACGCACAAGGTCAATTGTCTGCATTGGCGGCTACCAATATTGCGATTGCTAATACGCAAGTGTCAGGACTTGGAACTATGTCCACACAAAACGCAAATAGTGTTGCAATTACTGGCGGTTCAATTACCAATTTGACTACCTTTGATGGCATTACAATCGACGGCGGCACATTCTAATGTATATGCCTGCTATATAGCAGAGAAAGGCAAGCCCTATGGCTAATAAAATTATTCTTAAAAAGTCCTCAACGGTAGCGAAAGTTCCCGTTGCGGGCGACCTTGAAGTTGGTGAGATAGCAGTAAACTTAGCCGACCAAAAACTGTATAGTAAAAATGCAGGCGGTACTGTTATATTAGTAGGCTCGGGTACTGGAGGCACAGGAACAGTTACAAGCGTAGGAATTACTGCGGGAACGGGTGTTACATCTAGCGGTGGTCCAATTACTACAAGCGGTAATATTACTGTTGGATTAAGTACAAAATTAACTGCTATTGAAAATTTATCAAGTGCAGGGTTTATTACGCAAAACGGTTCGGGTGTTATTGCGGCAAGAACTATTACGGCAGGAACAGGTATATCTGTTGCACATGGTAATGGTTCTTCGCAAGACCCCGTAATTACAAATAGTGCTCCTGACCAAGTAGTGTCATTAACTGGTGCTGGTGCTACTAGCATTAGTGGCACATATCCAAACTTTACTATTACAAGTACTAATACGACATATAGTTTAGCAACTAGCACAGTATTAGGTCTTATTGAATTAGGTTCTGACACAGTTCAATCTGTTGCCGCTAATGCGGTTACGGCTACTGCTTCTCGTACTTACGCATTACAAGTCAATAGTGCGGGTCAAGGTGTGGTGAATATTCCTTGGACTGATACTAATTCAGGCGGTACTGTTACTAGCATTACTGCGGGAACTGGTCTTAATGGTGGAACGATTACTACTAGCGGGACTATTAGCCTTGCGAATACTGCGGTTACGGCAGGCTCATACACAAACGCAAACATTACCGTAGATGCACAAGGTCGCATTACTTCTGCGGCTAATGGCTCTGCGGGTGGAGTAACTTCATTTAGTGCAGGCACTACTGGTTTAACTCCAAGCACAGGCACAACAGGGGCTATTACCCTTGCGGGAACTCTTGCTATTGCTAATGGAGGAACAGGAGCAACAACCCGACAAAATGCTATGGACGCACTTGCTGGAGCAGTTACAAGCGGTCAATATTTACGGGGTAATGGTACTGATGTGGTTATGTCCGCTATTCAAGCGGCTGATGTACCTACTCTTAATCAAAACACTACGGGTAGTGCGGCAACTTTAACTACTGGCAGGACTATTTCAATTACTGGTGATATTAGTTATACATCAGGCTCATTTAATGGCTCTGCAAACGTAACGGGTACAGGCACGCTTGCAACCGTAAACTCAAATGTAGGCTCATTTGGTTCATCAACTGCTGTGCCCGTAGTTACAGTTAATGCAAAAGGTTTAGTAACTGCGGTATCGACTGCAACTGTATCAGGCGGTCAATATTTTGGTAGTGCGGCAGTTAAAGCAATTTCTTATAATGCTAATAGCATTGGAGAGAATGTTACAGTAACGACTGGTAACAACGGATTATCTGCTGGACCAATAACCATCAATACAGGATTTACTGTAACAGTACAAACTGGCGCAGTTTGGGTAATTGTTTAACACTAAAGGAAACGACATGACTACTATAAAACTAGATTTAGAAATTAAAGAAGTTGATTTTATTCTTGAAGCATTGGGTGAAATGCCTACAAAAAGCAATGCTTTTAATTTAATACAAAAAGTTCTAACTCAGGGAGCACCACAAGTTCCCGAAGAATTACGAACAAAACCTAAAACGGAGTAGTAATGGAATGGCAGACCATCATAAATATCGGTGCAGGTTCAATGTTGGCTACATTGGGGTGGTTTGCCCGTCAAATTTGGGATTCGGTACAACGGCTTAAAGATGATGTCAAGCAAATAGAAATTGACCTTCCTACTCATTATGTAAAAAAAGACGAAATAAATTATCGTTTTGACAGAGTTGAATTATTGCTAGATAAAATTTTTGAAAAACTTGAGACAAAGGCTGACCGATGAACAAAGAAACTAAAACTGATTACATGGAAACCGCAAAAGAAGTAGCGGGCAAGGCTATTGGTAAACATGGTCTTATTTACATTACTATTATCGTTGCAATGGGAGTAGGAGCATCTATTGTTCTTGAAGAAGGAAAGATGGCGGCAGTTATGGGATTGCTTGGTGCATCTTTAACGGCTCTTATTTCAATGCTAAATGGTGTGGCGGGTGCTACTCCTAAGCAAGATAAACCTGAATTTGAGATTATGAAAGAGTTAATTGCTCGTCTCGATAAAATGGCAGACCGTGACCCAATGTCGGTTCAGGTAGATGGAGATAAGGTTACTGTTCGCAAAGGCGATAACGAAACTATCTCTACAAGGAGTTAATTATGTTTCCTTTGACTGCGTTACTTGATGTTGGAATGAAAGTATTAGATAAATTTATTCCTGACCCTGAGGCTAAAGCAAAGGCTCAAAAAGAACTATTGCAGATGCAACAAGAAGGTCGTTTGGCAGAACTTAATGCAGACAATATTGAGTCGCAAGAACTCACTAAACGGCAACAAGCAGACATGGCTTCGGATAGTTGGCTATCTAAAAATATTAGACCTATGACTTTAATTTTTATTTTGTTTGCTTATTTTCTATTTGCCATGATGTCTGCTTTTGGAAATAATGCTAACGAAAAATATGTAGAACTGCTTGGTCAATGGGGTATGCTAATTATGTCTTTTTACTTTGGTGGCAGAACATTGGAAAAGATTATGGATATGAAAGCCAAGCAAAATGCAGATAAGTGAACATTTTAATCTTCAAGAATTAACCGTTTCCGAATTAGCGGCAAGAAATGGATGGGATAACAGTCCTAGTCCTCAGGAATTAGAAAACCTAAAACGACTTGCTGATATGTTGGAAAAGGTAAGGGCTTTACTTGGCAAGCCTATTGTCATAAATTCTGCGTTTCGCTCTAAGCAAGTTAATGATGCGGTAGGGTCAAAGGATAGCAGTCAGCATCGCATTGGTTGTGCGGCTGATATACGGGTTGTAGGTATGACCCCTGATGAAGTTTGCAAAGCCATTATTGCAAGCGATATTCAATATGACCAGATTATTCGTGAGTTCTACGACCCTGAAAAAGGTGGTGGATGGACTCATATCAGCGTGCCTAATAAACCTAACGACTATGTTCGGTACTCAAAACTAATCATTGACAAGCAAGGCACTAGGGCTTTCGCCTAATGCTTTTTCGGTAAGTTCCACCAAGTCCTGTTCGTCAAGCGAGTAGCGAGTTGCAAATCCTTTTTTGCCAAGTCCGTGAACACCTGTATTTCCTCGATGATGTTCAGGGCAGAGGGGGATAACTGGGGCAAGTTCTCTTTTACCTCCAAACTTTCTGACGTGGTGGATTTCCGCAGGGCTATCTCTGTAGCCAAGATGTCTGCAAAGGATGCACCCGAGTTTTGCGATTTGGTCATAATGTTTTCTTTGGGCTTTGTTCATAAAAAGGTATGAGGGCAGATTGAGGTAATGAATAATACTGACCATTTTTACCCTGTTTTAAGTTGTCGTCAATTATAAAATTTTCTTTACTTACCCAACCCACAATGCCGATATAGTTATTGGCTAAGACAGTAAGAATATAAATATCAGCATCTTTACTGCCCGACCAAGCAACTGCATTTAAATTGCCATCGGTGGTCTTGGCACATTTAACATCAATCTTAGAGCCTTTTTTAGATATTAGGTCTGCACCAAATTTTCTAAAATCGCAGTTCAAATCAAAATTAAGGTTTAAGTATTTTGCTACGGCATATTCTGATATGACACCTACAAATGATATTTCTAATGAATCTTGCTTATCATCTTGCTTTCGTTCAGTACCTTGCTTTGAGGTTTCCCGATGCTTTATAGACCCAATATGCCTGCAAATCTCTATTTCCGTTACTGAGGGATAAAAGCGAATCATCTTGAACCTACATAAAGTATGAAACAGATGACCGCTACCCCTACCAATATTAGAAATAATCCTAAACCCATTACAGTTAGGATAGTTTCAATCATTGGGTCGCCTTTACTTCCATTCGAGCAGATGATTCTAGGCTTCGCCACACTTCAATTTTGGCTTCCGCACCTACCATAAGCCATCGCAATTCTTCGCATTTCTCATGGGCTTCTCGCAAGGCATCGAGGTGTTTTATGTATGAGGCATGGGCATACGCATACGATTCTTTTTCGCTTTGCGTTTTAGCCGTGCATTCATTCATTAGCAATGCTTTCATTGTTTTACGAAACTCGGACATATAGACGACATCTGCTTTGGCTTGTGCAAAAGCCTTTGCGTTATCTCTAATAAAGTCGAGTGCTTTAAATGGACTAATATCTTCGTTGTGCATGATTACGCTTCCTGTATAGTGATTACATACTGCTTGCCATTTTTATCCGCAACCCATAAGGTCTTGGTCGTACTGCAAAACTCACCCGTAGGGGTTAAGTCATATTGCACTTTTCCAACTGCACCGATTAGACCTTCTGTATCTAACGGCTTTAGATTCTGTTTGATTACATGGGCTATGTAATCGCAATAAGCGAGATTAATCATTTTTTTCTTTCCTTTTCGAGGTTAAATCTAATCTTTCTATCAATTCCCTAATACGCTCCCGATTGCGGGCTAACTGTTCTTCCGTCCACTTATTTTCTAATTGCGGGACTACTGGAGGCATATAACTATGTCTAAGGATTTCCGCAAACTGGGGCAGGCTTGGCGGGTCAATGGGTAGGTTTTCCAATGCCCGTCTAATAGTGTCGGGATGGTCTTTGTAACCCCCTAACTTATCAGCCCAATGGTTCATAGCATTAACTACCCCCGCATCTCTGCCATCAGGAAGTTCTTGCCCTGTTTTCCACATATTTAGAAAACGAGTCCCATAATGCCCTTGCATAGTGGCAAAGATTTTTTGAACCCAACCATCAGGTAATCTTCTTTGGGGTAATGTCGATTGCTCGTTCATTTACCAATCCCCTTTCATCGCCAAAAATTGCTCTTGCCGCACTTACATTTTTGCTTGTAGGTGAGTTAAATTGCTTTGCTTTATCGTTAGCCCACTCTGCTTTAAATCCAATCCACCCTCTTTCACAACACATCTGTAATACTTCTTGCAGATTAAGCCCAGCCTTTTTACCTTCTCGTTCTAATCCATTTAATGCCGTAACAGTCAATGGAGAGCGTTTTGCTTTTCTTACTCTTAGGAAATCTTCAAATACATTAGGGCATACATCTACAGGACAAATCCAATCTTTAGATTCATAAGAGCCTTTAGGCTTAGTCTTTTTAATTGATTCCTGATTAATGATTAATGATTCTTGATTTATGATTGGTTGAACGTCTGTTGAACGCCCGTTGCTTCTCCGTTCAGCAGATGCTTTCCCCGCCCTAGATGCCTGCTCTTTTTTGGCATGGTATCGGGCTATTTCCTCATCACATCTTTTATGAATCCAATTTTGCTCGTCTTCGCATTGGAAATATTCAGCCAAGATGTAGCACCCCAAGTCTTTCGGGATTCGGCACTTGCGAAAAATCTTATCCAAGTCCGCATTAGCGATTGGCTTTTCCGAATCGTAGTAGTAAAAAATTAGCCTAAGGTAAGCCGATTCTTCCTCTAGGCTTAGATGTGCCGTGTTGGCAATCCATTCTTTTATTTCAAATTGAAAGTAGTGCATGATTCTCCTTTTCGTGTCAGGATAATGATAGAGGAAGTATTATAGTTTTCCTACCCCTACTGTCATACAACCACCTTTCACAACATTAGACCTTACGATTAAAAGTCGGTCTATCTGACCATCATCTAAAAATAGACCCGCACTTACTAAAGCATCGAGGGTTGGCTTTGCAATGTTATCTATATCACGCACCCGTTTATCAGGCGGGTTAAGCGTTATGACTACTTCTAATCGTTCATTTGTAAATTTAGTCGGGCAAAGGCTCACCTGACGAGCCACTTCTTTTTTAAACTTTACTGCGTTAGTCGTAAGGAATCTGCGATGCCCGTGAAACCCCCAATACGTATTGACGGATGGGGGATAAGGTAAGGTAAGAAAAATTGTGTCCACATTCATTGTTCCGATACTATAATACTTCTCATGGCAAACCGCCATACCTACGAAAAGGAAAATTTATGAGCAACTATGACAGATGGCTTGAACAGCCATATCAAGATAAGTACGATGAAGAAGATGCCATTGACCAAGAGGTTGAGGCTTTATTGGCAGATGAGTATGACATTAAGAAATTTGATGTCTTTATGGATGCGATTGCAAACGATGCTTTGTACGGAGATGAGCATAAAAAATTGATAACCGAGGCTTTACAGACGGGAGACCGATTGGCTCTTGGTCAAGCAATTTTTGATGCAGTAGCAGTAATGTTAGACCGTTGGGCTGAAGACCATGCGGTTGATAGATATAACCAAGGTCTTTGCTAATTTTTTAATCATCAATGAGGAATGTAAACATGAAAACTTTTAACGAACTCCGCACTATTAATGTCAATGAGCATATTGAACGCAAAGGTCAATTGAACTACCTTTCGTGGACTTGGGCGGTAGATACCCTTTTGCAAAACGACCCGACTGCGACTTGGGAATTCCCTGAGCCTAAAGTTTGGAACGAAACAGTCATGGTCTTTTGTAATGTGACTGCTTTTGGCAAAACTATGCGTATGCAGTTGCCCGTTATGGATAATCGCAATAACGCAGTTAAGAATCCCGACACCCGCAAGATTTCTGATGCCACGATGCGATGCCTTGCCAAGTGCATTGCCTGTTTTGGAATTGGGCTATATGTGTATGCGGGTGAAGACCTCCCATCTGAGGGCGAACCTGAGCCTGTTGATATTGGTGCTATTTTGCAAAACATTGAAAGTTCACAAGACTTAGATGGTCTAAAGCAACACTATGTAGCAGGGGTTAAGGCTTGCAAAAGCAATCAAGATGCCCTTAAAGTATTAGAGCAGGCTAAAGATAAACGCAAGGCTTTATTGACTGAGGTAACGGCATGACCACTTTTACTACCGAAGACCGCCTATCTGCCGTAACTATTCAATACCCTGAACGATTATTGGAGCAAGGTTCTGAGGCTTGGAAACAAGCCCGTCTTGGTCATGTAACCGCCTCAAATGTTGCTGATGTTATGGCTAAAGGCAAAACAGGCGAGGCTATTACTCGTTACAAATACAAAGTGCGATTAGTTGCTGAACGCATGACTGGTGCTAGTCCTGAGTCATATACCAATTCAGCGATGGAATGGGGCATTGAGCAAGAACGCTTTGCTTGTATGGCTTACGAAGAAAGCAATGATGTCTTGGTAGATAAGACGGGGTTTTGGTTGCACCCTACGATTAAGTGGGTCGGAGTTAGTCCTGACCGCTTGGTAGGGAATGACGGATTGGTAGAGGTGAAATGCCCTAATACGACCACGCACCTTGACTACATCTTTGCAAATAAAGTACCCTCTGAGTATTACAAACAAATTCAATGTCAGTTATGGGTAACGAATAGACAATGGTGCGATTTCATTTCATTTGACCCACGACTGCCTAAGCGTAATCAGTTGTTTGTAATGCGTTGTAATCGTGATGAATCACTCATTGCGGATATGGAGGTAGAAGTAAAGCAGTTTTTGTCCGAAGTAGAGGACTTAATCATCAAACTAGGAGAGTAATCATGGCAGTAAATAAATGGCACGGAATCGGCAATTTAGGCAAAGACCCCGAAATGAGGTTTATGCCTGATGGAAAAGCCGTAGCAAATATCAGCATCGCTATTACCGAAAAATACAAAGACAAAAACGGGGAACAGAAAGAAGTTACCGAATGGGTCAATGTGGCATTTTTTGGCAAGTTAGCGGAAATCGTAGGGCAATATCTACACAAGGGTTCGCAGGTTTATGTTGAAGGTAAATTGCGGACTGAAAAATACCAAAAAGATGGACAAGACCGATACATTACGAAAATTATTGGTGAGTCTATGCAGATGGTAGGTGGTAAGTCAGATGCCAAACCAAAAGACCTGACAAAGCCCGAAACTGCCCCTACTGGCAACCTTTCGGATATTGACGAAGATATACCGTTTTAAGGAGTAAGATATGAAAAAAGCACTAGCCGTATTGCTATTGACAGTTTCATTTGGTGCAGTTGCCGCTTGTCCCCCGTATAGTCCTTACGGATGCAAACAGGGTATGAATGGCAAAATGATTTGCGGGTGCGGAATCCGCTAACAAATAGGGGGGTAGTGGTTCTAGGAATAACCGAAAACTTCCTCGCTTTTTCACACTGAGCGACCTTTTCGTGACTACCCCCCGCCCTTTTCAGCACAGCAGGCTTACCCCGTCCTCGAGGCGGGGTTCTTTTTGCCTATCTAATGGCTTTACCTAAGCCCGAGCCAAAACCCCGCAAAACCCGTTCTCTTAAGTCCTCGATATGGTTAGGGAAAACCCTAGATATAACCCCATCACGCACCCCCGTTACCAGTCTTAGCCGTAACAAATACTTGTTTTATTCGTCAAGAATAGTCCCTATAATACTTGTATGGCATCCCGCCATACACGAAAAGGAGCAAGTATGAAGAAACTTTTATCTTGGTTTGTAAATGTAGTAATCGCCATTATTTTTGGTGCAGGGATTGCAGTCCTAGCATTGGAATGGATGGCGGGTTGTGGTGAGTATTACATCGACTCTAAAGGTCGTGTAATTCAGAACGAATGTCTTTTTATCAATTTAAACAAGTAATCATCTTAAAGGAACTTAATCATGTCACACGAAATCACAATTAGAGAAAATGGCTTTGCTGAAACTGCTTTTGCAGGCGAAACTCCTTGGCACGGATTGGGTCAGGAAATCAATCCTGATGCGACCATTGAGGAATGGCAAGTCAATGCAGGCATGGACTGGGAAGTAGTTTCTGCTCCAGTTCGCTACGAGGCTCATATTCAAAAAGAGCAGTTTGAAATGCAGGAATTTACAGGGCAGAATGTTTTGTATCGTTCCGATACTAAAGCCCCGTTATCAGTTGTTAGTAATCGCTACCATCCCGTTCAGCCACGAGATGTATTAGAGTTTTTCCGTGAATTGGTTGATGTCGCAGGCTTTAAGATTCAAGTAGCGGGAACCTTGGCAGGCGGTAAGCGTATGTGGGCTATTGCCGAAACTGGCACGATGGGCGAGGTTGTTAAGAACGATGCAGTAGGCGGTTTCCTTTTGTTATCCACCTCATGCGACCGCACCTTAGCCACTACTGCCCGCTTTACTTCTATCCGAGTGGTTTGCAATAACACCTTGCAGATGGCTATGCAAGATAAGCGTCATTTAGTTAGCCTTAGCCACCTAAGCAAGTTTGACCCGCAGGATATGCAGATGCGTTTGGCAGGAGCAGTTAGCACTTTTGGTTCATTTATGGAAATGGCACAAGTATTACAAAAGCAGAAAATGAGCCAAGCCCAAGCCAAGAAATTCCTAGAGCGTTTGATTGCTCCATGGAATCAAGTCAAGCGGGACGAGGCTAAGTTGGAAGACAATCGCCAGTTCAAGAAAATCCTCTCTTTATTTGAGGGCGAGGCTAAAGGTCAGGAAATGGTTGGCTTTACCAAGTGGGGTATGCTCAATGCGGTTACTGAGTATTACGACCACCATGCTCAAAGCCGTACTGATGATGCCCGTTTGGATTCAGCATGGTTCGGCAGAGGCGATAGAATCAAGAATCAAGCCATGGAATTACTGCTTGCTTGACAAGTATTAGTTCTACTGTAATACTTAGCCCCATGTGTAATACATGGGGTTTTTTTTATGACTGAAAACAATCAGAGCAGTCAGGCAGTAACTAAGATACGAAACCTATTCAGAGAACGGGCAAAACCCCTTTCAATTACTGAGATACGGGAAGCCTTACCTGACCTAAAGGCAAGTCAGATTTCAATGACTCTCTGCTATTTCATGCGTCAGCGATATGTTCAGAGAGAGCAGATTGATAACCCCCGTCCAAAAGAAAGAAAAAAAGTGTGGCTCTACACCTATTCCGATAACCGTTACCTAAAGGCTCAAAATGAAAATTGAAAAGGTCGCCACCGAAAAGTTAATTCCGTATGCCAATAATGCTCGCACTCATAGCGAATCGCAAGTAGCACAAATTGCCGCCTCTATTCGTGAGTTCGGATTCAACAACCCTGTATTGGTAGATGAGAACTCAACCATTATTGCGGGGCATGGACGGGTTCTAGCCGCCCGTGCTTTGGATATGGGCGAAGTGCCTTGTATTAGGCTTACCCACCTATCCGAAAGCCAACGCAAGGCTTATATCATTGCCGACAACAAGATTGCTCTTAACTCAGGATGGGACGAAGAACTCCTAAAACTAGAACTAGAGGGTATGACTGATATTGAGCAGATTGCTACGGGTTTTAGTCCTGAGGAACTAAACTTACTATTTAACGGATGGCAGTCCGACATTGACCGCATGGATGGAATTGATGCAGTTGATACGCAAGCAAAGGAAAAAATTGTAATCAGTTGTAGCGGAGAAGAAAAAGCCATGCTCCGTGAAAAGATTACTAACTTGATTGATGACCTTGGCTTGCATGATGTCGAAGTCAGTTAAATTAAATATCCTTGTTGCTTTTCCTTATTTCAGTCAGCAGGTCTATCGCTTTCTGATGGATAAAGACCCCTCGACATTCCGCTTAATTGTGGATTCGGGGGCATTTACCGCATGGAATACAGGCAAACATATCAGCATGGAGGACTATTGCAAGTTCCTCAAAACCATTCCTAGTCATTGGGAATATAAAGCGGTGCAGTTAGATGTATACGGAAACCCTGAACAAACTTATACGAATTACCTCAGAATGTTGGATGCTGGATACACAGATGTCATGCCAGTATTTACAAGAGGCGACACAATCGAGCGACTTGAAGAATTCTATTCCTATACCGACTACATTATGTTCGGGGGAATTGCTATTGGCGGGGAAAACAAAAACTACGTTAAATGGTTCTGTGAAGTCAATAAAGGCAGACACGCACATTGGCTAGGCTTTGTAAATATCCCATTCATTAAGCATTACAAACCATATTCAGTAGATTCATCATCAGCCTACTCAGCACAACGATTCGGTAACTTGCAATACTATGTAGGTGCAGGGCAGTTAAAAACTATTAACAGAGTTGATTGTGCAAGGCGACCTCCTGAAAAGGCTATAAATTACTTATTAAAATCAGGATTTACGATGAAAGAAATCTTGATGTTGCAAAATCAAGATGCTTGGGTAGGGGGTGCTCAACCGCCTAATTCCAATCCAAAAGGTTTAGCATCATTTATAACAGTGACCAATCATCTAAGACGAGCCATCGATATTGAAAATAATCTTGGCACGAAAGTGTATTTAGCATTTGGGAATGAATCTCAACTGCAAAATGTGTATGACTCTTTACAACTAATGAAAGAAAGAAAGGTAATTAAATGAGCGATACCAAAACGCTAACCCTACTAGGTGCTAATACTACCGACTATTCCGCAGGCTATAACCCTGCAATCTTGGAAAAGTTTGAGAATCAATTTCCTAATCAGTCTTATGAAGTAGAAATTGAGTGCCCTGAATTTACTCACATTTGCCCTAAGACTGGTCAGCCTGACTTTGCAAACATCACAATCGTATATGAGCCTGATACGCATTTAGTGGAATCTAAAGCGTTAAAACTATATCTATTTGGTTTCCGTCAGCATGGTTCATTCCATGAAGACTGCATCAATACTATTGCTAAGGACTTATTTGACTTAATGCAACCAAAATGGATTAAAGTGCGTGGCGACTTTATGCCTAGAGGCGGTATTAGCATTAACCCAACTGCTTTCATTAAAAAATGAACGTCATACTAGCCAATCCTAATTCGTTGGCTTTTGAAGACCAACTGAATCAAATCATCAAGATAACCAAATTGATGACTAAAGAGATTGGCTATGTAATGCCTATCGTTTTGCGGGAGCAAGCCAGTAAAGGTAATTTACTTCTGCTTATGTCAGGTAATTTAGTCATGGGCTTTTGTAATTACAACATTCGCAAAAAAGATGGCATTGGGGTTATTTATGAAGTCGGAACTCACCCTGCCATAAGAGGCAAGGGCGGTGGCAAGCAATTAATCGAGGCAGTATTGACTAAATGCGAAAAAATACATCTTAAATGTCCAATTGATAATAAAAGTAATGGATTTTATTCTCGAATTGGTGAGAAAATGGGAGTTGAGCAAGGTAAGAAACGACCTCTCAACTTGTGGCAGATAACCAATAAAACTGTGAAGGAAGAATCATGAGCAAAGTCATGGTAGTCCTGTCGGGCGGACAGGATTCAACTACTTGCCTATTTTGGGCAAAAAAGAACTTCGATGAAGTTCATGCTATTACATTTGATTACGGGCAGACCCACGACAGGGAACTAGAAGCGGCAACTACTGTTGCTGATATGGCAGGGGTCAAGTCATGGCAATTAGTCCATGTCCCTCATGTCCTAAAAAGCCGTAGCCCATTGCTTGATAGAAGCCAAAAACTAGAGCAATACGATAATTACGAGCAGATGGAAAACATCATAGGCAATAGAGTCGAATTGACTTTTGTCCCTATGCGTAATGCTTTCTTTTTGACATTAGCGGCAAATTATGCTCTAGCAGAAGACTGCTATGACCTAGTAACGGGAGTATGTCAGCAAGACAATGCTAACTATCCTGATTGCCGTCAGCGTTTTATTGATTGGCAACAACGCACTATCAATGAGGCTCTTGGCATAGACCATTTCCGTATCCATACCCCATTGATGGACTTATCTAAAGCACAAAGCATCGGGCTTGCCAAGACATTAGATGGCTGTATGGAGGCACTAGCGTATAGCCATACTGCTTATGACGGGCAATACCCGCCTGTCGGTAAAGACCATGCGACAGTTTTAAGGGCTCAGGGATTCTTAGAGGCTAATACTCCTGACCCATTAATTGTTCGTGCTTATAAAGAAGGCTTAATGTCTTTGCCTGAAACCCCTAACTACAATGAGGTGCGTCATGAGTATGTCTGAATCAATTATTAGTCGAATTCGACAAGATGGAGGCTCTTTTTATGCCAACGATAATATATCGAAGTACTTGCAACCAACCGAAATCGAGCACTTGCAGGCAGAGGTTGAGGAGAAGGTCAAAGCCTTACTCAAAGCCCTTGTCATTGACACAGAAAATGACCACAACACGCAAGAAACTGCTAAACGAATCGCAAAAATGTACCTCAAAGAGGTCTTTGCAGGGAGATATGATGCACAACCCAAGATTACCGATTTCCCCAACGCTAAGAGTCTTGACCAAGTTTATACATTGGGTCCTATTACGGTGCGTTCTGCTTGTTCGCATCACATGGTTCCTATTACAGGTCGTTGCTGGATTGGCATTTTGCCTAGTGACAGGGTTATTGGTATTAGCAAGTTTGTCCGTCTTGCGAATTGGGTTTTGGCTAGACCACAGATTCAAGAAGAAGCAACAGTCCAACTAGCCGACATTATTGAGGAATTGATTAAGCCTAAAGGCTTGGCAGTCGTAATTGAGGCAACGCACCAATGTATGACATGGCGGGGAGTTAAAGAGTCCGAAACCAAGATGAATACAAGCGTTATGCGGGGAGCGTTTAGAGATGAGGCTGAAACCCGTGCTGAATTTTTTAGGCTAATCAAATGAAATACCAATCTACCAAAAAATTTGAAACAGGCTTTTCTTGTGCGTTTAGACAATGGAAAGCGGAAAGCCATTGCAAGTTAATTCATGGCTATGCCTTATCGTTTAAATTAGTCTTTGAAACCGAAGAATTAGACTATCGCAACTGGGTAGTCGATTTTGGAAGCCTAAAGTCCCTCAAAGGCATATTGGAAGACACTTTTGACCATACTACTGTTATTGCTGAAAACGACCCACACCTTGATTACTTTAAACAAGGCGAGCAATTAGGTGTATTACGCTTAGTCGTTATTCCTGATGGCGGGTGCGAGAAATTTGCTGAATATGTCTATGAAGTAACCGACTTATGGCTTAAAGACAATGGTTATGCTCCTCGATGTCGTTTGGTTAGCGTTGAAGTATCTGAGCATGGGGCTAACTCAGCAATTTATTCCGTATGAACCTAAGATACTTTACATGGGAGGAGTTTGATGAGGCAGTGGCTAAAACTCCTAAACCTATTGCTCATGAGTTGTTTCCTCTCCCTCGTGGCGGGCTTGTTTATGCTGTGGCTCTTAGCCATAAGTTTGGGCTTCCGCTTACCACTAGAGCATCTGTTAAATCGGTGTTTATTGACGACATAGCGGATAGCGGGCGAACCATACTAGATGCCCGCATTAGGTATAACAATGGACCTGTTCATTGCATATTTAAAAAGACTAGATGCAAAGAACGGGGTGTTTTTGGAATCATAGAGGATGACACAGACGATTGGATTGTGTTTCCTTGGGAAAGCAAAGATAAAGCACAGGAAGATTATGAACAATACATTGCCCGTAAATGAAATATTTGAAACCATGCAAGGCGAGGCGACCTTTACAGGCACTCCCGCTATATTCGTAAGACTTCAAGGATGCCCTGTTGGGTGTCATTGGTGCGATACCAAGCATACTTGGGAAACCAAGCCTGAAAAAGTCATTATGATTACAGGAATGCTTATGAAGTATGAGGACGAAGATACTTATTCTCATATGACAGTAGCCGAACTAATGGAAGTATTTTCTCAATTAAAGGCAAGGCATATCGTTATCACAGGGGGAGAGCCTTGTATGTATGACCTTAACGACTTGACTGCTGAGATTCTCAAAAGCGGAAGGACAGTCCAAATTGAGACCTCAGGCACATTCCCTATCCGATGCCACCCCGATACATTCGTTACTGTTAGCCCTAAACTAGACATGGCAGGCGGGTTAGATGTAATGAAAGAGTCTTATGCCCGTGCTAACGAGATTAAATTTCCTATTGGCAAAGAGGTCGATTTTGAGAAATTAGCGGAACGAGTAATGCCTTATGTTTCACGTGAAACCCCCGTATGGATGCAACCCTTATCCCAAAACAAGTCAGCAACAACCCTTTGCGTGAATAAAGCAACAGAGCATAATATGAAGGTGTCTATCCAAACGCACAAATTTATAGGAGTCCGATAATGAATATGACTAAGGTAGCGGAATTTATCTGCACACTATTACACTCAGCAGTATGCACACATATCATGCACTTTCAAGTAACAGGGGAAGGCTCTTATGCCAAGCACAAAGCCTTGCAGAAGTATTATGATGCTATTCCCGACCTAGTAGATACCCTTACTGAATCATTACAGGGGTCTTATGAGATTATCAACGGATACCCAACGACCGTTGAACTGAGCCAGTTTGCTCCTTTGCCATACTTAGAACTATTACAGGACTATGTAAGGGAGAATAGAAGCAATCTGCCTGATGATAGCGAGATACAGAACGAGGTTGATACTATCCTCAACCTGATTAATAGCACCGTTTATAAGTTGCGTGAATTGCGATAAGTGCCTACTGTCCCTAGTGCTACTAAATGCTCTCATCTAAGGTGCAATAACCCTCGCACTAAATACTCCTCTATGTGCTTAGAGCATGGAGGCAGGGACACTCAGAAGTATTATGCTGATAAAGACAGGCTAGAGGCTAATGCCCTCTATCAGACCAGCCGATGGTCTAGGCATAGACAACTCCATCTATCTAAGCACCCTCTATGCCATGCTTGCCTACAAAGAGGGATAGTTACTCCCGCTACTGATATAGACCATGTGTTTGCTTGGAGGCATATAGGCAAGGATGCGTTTTATCGCAATTACTTTCAATGCCTATGCCATGAGTGCCACGCAAGCAAGTCGCAGATGGAGAAGAAGGGAGTCTATTACGATTTCAGAGGGGCTGACAGGGTCGAGTATCGAATCGAAGATTACCCCCGCCATACCCCGCATTTTTTTTGAAACTTAAAAATTCACCTAATAG